TATAAATAATTGTATATGAAATAATTGTTATATGTAGATAATAATTATTTTAAATAAATTTTAACGAAGACGAAGAACAAGATGAAGTGTAGATTCTTTCTGAATATTATAATCACTAAGTGTGCGACCATCTTCTAATTGTTTACCTGCAAAAATAAGACGTTGTTGGTCAGGAGGAATACCTTCCTTATCTTGGACTTTTTGTTTTACGTTTTCAATAGTATCAGATGGTTCAACATCTAAAGCAATAGTTTTGCCTGTTAATGTTTTGATGAATATTTGCATATTATATATTAATAATAGTATATATTTTTATATTAATATAGTTTATTATTTAATAAGTTTTTTTACACATATCATATTGTTAATGTTAATAATATGATATTTTATATTGTATGATATTTTTATATTATATGATTTTTATACTACAGTAATAACTAGATAATAGATCTAGTTCGAGTAGGCAAGACCACCCATACCCGACATGACACGGAGGACGTTGTAGTTGGTAGCGTAGACACGGACCTTAGCAGTGTTGGTTCCCGTAACGGTGGCGTTCGAGAGGACAAGCTGAAGGGTCGCGTTGTCAATGCGCGAGAAGTTGCACGAGCCCGACGGCTGGTGCTCCTCCGGGCGAAGGGCGAACGAGTAAACGTTGATGCCAGTGTCCGGCGAGCGAGTGTGGGACTGGTACGGTTGGACGAGGTCGAAGTAGGTACCCTCACGCTCCGAGAAGCGGTCTTGTCCGTTAAGCTGGAGCTTAGCGGTGACGACCGGGTTCTCACCCCAGCAGTGCATGTTGAGGGCGGTCTCGGCGAGGACGAAGGTGCCAGCATCCGAAACGGATGAACCAGCGTCACCAACGGTGGTGGCGTCGCTCGTCGGTTGAAGAGCTCCTGAACCGGAGTAGAAGTTAACACCAGTAACATCTTGAGCAGCAGGATCGGCAAAGAGACCCGAAGCATTGATGAACGCATTTGTGTTCGCGCCGGTAGCAGAATCACCACCGAAGGCCATAATCGAGTTCGGGAGAGCGTCGATGGCGTCAGTGTAGTTGAACGGCTGAGCACCAAGAGTCTTGAAAAGGTGCGTGTTGTTCTCGAGCGAAGCGCAGTAGTCAACGTTAGCATCCGGCTGGACAACCCAGACAAGCTCCTTGCACGGGTGGTTGAAGTTAAGCTTAATCTTGTTCGACGACGAACCAACCGACTCATCACCAGTGAATTGAAGCTGCTCAATGAGGTACTCGTGCGGGTTCTGGGCCATACGGCGGCGCTCATCGGTGTCAAGGAAGACGTAGTCAACGTAGAGCGAAGCAGCTACGAGCGACTGATTGTAGGCCTTAGTTATCTTCGGCGAAGACGAAGTACCGTCAAGCTCATCAACGGCCCAGAGGCACTCGTCAATAGGGCGGAGATCGAGGTTAATCTTGACCTCGTGGTATTGAAGGGCAATAAGCGGAAGAGCAAGACCAGGATTGCGGCAGTACCAGAATTGGAGCGGAACGTAGAGAGTGGTCTCCGGAAGAGCGTTGCGCGGGGCGCATACTTGCTTCGGAGCGGATGAATCACACGGACCGTCAACATCAGCGAAGTCCTTGTCGGTTAAGTAGGTAAGCTGGGTAGTGTTACCAACCATCTTGTTGTAACCAGGCTCTTGCTCCTTGGAAAGAGTGAGCTGGTTCCAGATGTGCATCCAGTCACCGTATTGGCGATCAATACGCTGGCCACCAATCTCAACCTCAACGGATTGAATAAGCTGCTCACCCGGGAAATCTAACCAGCGAGCGAAGACAGCTCCATTGCTGTCGTTCTTGAGTTCCTGGCCAATCTCAGGAAGAGTGACTTGAAGGTAAGTGCGGTAAGCAAGATCACCATTGCGGCTAATGGTGCAAGTGACACGGCGACCGAAATCAGCCTGGCCATTGAAAGTCTGTTCAATAGACTCCATGGCGAAGTTGGTGTGGCGACGGTAGGTCACCTTCCAGAAAGTAATTTGCGGGTTGCCGGTAAGATAAACATCTTGGGCACCGTAAGCGACGAGTTGCATTAATCCACCTCCCATTTTATATATATGCTAAAGAAAATATTTTTTTGAAATTTATTTTTATTTATTTTAATTTATTTATATCGAAATTAGCTTCTAAAAATGTTTTTAAATAATTATCTAAATATATTTCTTTCCTTCCTTCGTGTTTTTTTGAAAAAACATACGAATTATTATGCTTATGTATTTTCCATCCTGATTCTACAGCATTATATATAAATGCCATTTTTTGTAATTTAATTGTATCTATTTCAAGTTCATTATTTGTATTAATATAAATATCTTGTGATTCCATAAAACATATATAGAAAAACTAAACTAGATATACACGAAAATATTAATAAATCTGCTAAAATTTTTATTTAAATAATTTAATTAATATTAATATATTACACATGGTAGTATTTAAACATAAAAACACGAAAAAAATTGTTCTAAATGCTAAAAAGACGACAACATTAGACAGTAAACATAATGAATTTGTAGATGAATTTAATAATAATAACAATAATAAAATTCCATCGTTAATTAGTAAAAGAGATTTATTGAAAAAAAAATTTAAATCAGGGTTTGAGAGTAAATCTTTATCTGTGGAAGAAATTCTAGATTTAAAAGAGCAAATAAAAGAAATAAATAAAGAAATTAAAAATATAAAAAAAAAAGAGAAAGATTATTATTTAACAAATTCAAATATTATATTTGATTATTTTGAAGATAAGAAAAACTTATCAGAAGGAAACAATAAATTAACTTGTATAGATAATTTTTTTAATATTAATAAAGATTCGTGTGTTAAAAACGCCAAAACAAAAAATAATTTTGTTAATAAATACCTAATTAATATTGATGACTCTTTTATAAATATTGATAATTATATAAATATATCTAGTATTTGTAAAAGTTGCAATAAAGGTGAACTAATTCCTGTTGATCATGAAGGGATTTTAATATGTAATAACTGTCATATTAATGTTAAATATTTGGTTGATAATGAAAAATCATCCTATAAAGAACCTCCTAAAGAACTATGTTTTTATGCTTATAAAAGAATTAATCATTTCAGGGAAATTTTGGCACAATTTCAAGCTAAAGAAACAACACAAATACCCGATGAAGTTCTTGAAAATATTAAATTACAAATTAAAAAAGAGAGAATAACATTAGAACAAATAACTAATAAAAAAGCAAAAGATATATTAAAAAAATTAGGATATAATAAATATTATGAACATATACCATTTATAAAAGACAAATTAGGTATTAAACCACCCATTATGACCCCTGAATTAGAAGAAACTCTTTGTAATTTATTCATGGATATTCAAGCACCTTATGCTAAATATTGTCCTGATGATAGAGTAAATTTCTTAAATTATTATTACACTATTTATAAACTATGTGAATTATTAGACCAAACACAATTTTTGGACTATTTTCCAATGTTAAAAGATAGGGAAAAACGAATTGAACAAGATGATATATGGAAACAAATATGTAATGAATTAGATTGGGAATTTATACCTACAATATAATATTTACTAGTAATTACATGTAAATATTATTTAACGAGGAAAACCTACTAAATTGGCACCGATACCGAAACCAGCACCCGAACGGGCACTAACACCGACAGCCGGAACATATGTATCGAGGATGCTGAATGTAGCAGCAGCACATAATGCAATTAATGCAACTTCATCAAGGTTAAGTGAGCGCTTTTTATCAGGAACTAAAAATGCAGCAAGAGCAACCATAATACCTTCTACTAAATATTTGATGGCTCTTTTAATTAATTCACCTAAATTAAATCCGTGTAATAAGTCCATATTATAAATAATAATTAGAAAAAAATATATATATTGATTTATAAAAACTTAAATACTATAAATTATTATTAACAATATGGAAAAACCAGAAGGAGTAGTTACAAAGTTAAATTTAGATGGCACTGAAAATGCTAAATACGTAGATTTATTAGACGAAGATAAACCAATTGCAGGTCAAAAGTTTGCGTGTGTTTCTTTTTTGTCGCCTGAAAAAATTTTAAAAGAAAAAAATTTATTTTTCTTTAATGAATTTTTAAAACAGTGGGAAATGTCTAAATCTCTAGAAAAATATACACAATTTTTAAGTTTTCTTGCGTATAAGTATGACCAATTAGAGTTTGACGAATTGACAAAAGATATGGAAGATTTTGTTAAAGACCAGAAGGATAAACTATTTAATACTACATTAGATGATGAATATAAGACTTATATTGATAATAACGAAGATGATTTGAATAAGAGTTTTGATGAAAAACATAGTTTTAAGACTAGTGTTCGTGGGCTCAAAATACGTGGCTGTTTTCCTTCACAACAAGAGGCAGAGCTAAGATGTAAAATGTTGCGTGAAATAGACCCAAATCATGATGTATATGTTGGTCCTGTGGGAATGTGGATACCTTTCCATCCTGAAGCATATAAGACTGGTCGTGTAGAATATTTGGAAGATGAATTGAACCAACTTATGAATGAAAAACAGAAAAACGAAAAAAGTGCCAAGGAAGCGTTTGATACGCGCGTTAAAGAAAGTAAGAGTAAGGCCATCGAAGAAAATAAAGAAAAGGCATTGTCCAGTGGTAATGTCTTAACACAAACTATTAATGAAAATGGTGAATTAATGTCTATGAATAATAATTCTATTGAGACTACTGTCGGTGAAAACGCAACTGTTAATGACATTCGCAGAGAATTATTTGAAGGTGATAATATTGTTACTGATAAAAATACCGATCACGGTCTAAGTGAATTATCAATCAATAAAAAAAAGGAAGAAAATAATGATGAAATAATCAATATTAACTAAATTTATAAAGTATATTGAAAATACAATAAAAAATTGAAACTTAAATATATTATTTATGATATATATTTAAGTCATAATGGTAAAAAAAATTTCATCGAAGATTACATGCGCTCACAATGAGTGTAAAAAAAAGATTAAATTAACAGAACAACTGATGGGTAAATGTCGTTGTAATAATATTTATTGTATGTCTCATCGTATGCCGGAATGTCATGATTGTAGTTATAATTTTACCATAGATAAAGAAACATTTATTGAACAAAATAAATGCGTTGAATCTAAAATGAAATTTACCATTTGTTCTTCCGAACGTTAATACGAGTTGTTCCTTTCTTAGGTGTATTTGGATTATATACTTCTTCCTCATCGTCTGAACCAAGGTCTTTTGATATTTCCCAAAATTCTTTAGAACCGAGTTTAAAATCTCCACGAGGTTCTGCCTTATACCAAAATATCTGGTCGTGTAACTTATTTGATTTTGAATTGTTATCTATCACTAAACATTCAAAGTTTTCTGTACATTGATCCATTACTTGACTAAAACTTTCAAATGTTGGAAACATACCTGCATAGTTTTCCCATATTCTTTTTCTATTTGAAATGTAAGGTTCGCGTAATATGAATACATAATCTATATTTGTTCTCAGATTTGGAGGAATACCTAATGGATATTGCATAGTAATTACAAGCATAATTTTCCAGTGGCGACCATTCATAAAAAGAAGTCGCATCATTTTATCTTTAGTCCAGCTATTATCAAAAAGACAGTCATCTAATATTACAAAAGCTCTTGGATCAATACTAGATTTATTGTATGTTTCTAATTCTTTTTTTACTTGCTTTAAAACTGTTTTCTGTCTTTTCAATATATTTTCTATAATTGCTGTATTATATTCATCATGAATAAATAATTTAGGAACATGTTTACCATAAAAACCATTACCTGCTTCAGTACCAGATATAACGGTTCCTATTGGAATATCTTGATGATAATATAATAAATCTCTTACTAAATAAGATTTACCTGTATCACGACGACCGATTAAAACTACAACAGGGCCTTTATTTTCATCAGGTTTAAAACTAATTTGAGACATATCAAATTTTTTTAGTTCAAGAGTCATTTAAACGGAGAATAGAAAATATTATTAATGTTTAAACCCATATAATAAGTTTAAACATAATGTATTTTAATATTGTATTCAAATAATGGAATTCTCATATAAAAAAAATGATAATACAGATTTATTTAGGGATTTAGAAAAAGATTATTTAACAAATATTTCTAAATTACAAAACTATATTCCTATATATGATAAATTTTTTTCATTGAATGAATCAAATTATAATTCTATTAATTTAAATAATAATTACATTAAATCAATCGATAATAAAGAAAGTGAAAATAAATATAAAGGTGTTGTACGTGATTATTCGAATAATGAAAAAATATGTGAGGTGTTTTTTAAATATAGTCCATTATTAGACCCAGTTAAATATATAACTGGAAAATATGATTCATCTCAAAATATATTAGATTTACCAAAGTATAACACAAAAATAGGTTATGCTAAAATACGTGATCCTAATAATTCTGCTTATGTTGATGGTTTTTTTTCATACTTAACAAGTGGATTATTAAATGAACATAAATTTATACATGGAATTGACTATTATGGTTCATTTTTAGGAATTAAAAATGATTTTTTATATGATATTAACGATGAAATAGAATATTTATATGATTCTGATTTTTTTCATAAAAATAATAATATTTTATTTAAATTGGACAATAGTATTCATTCGGACATATTAAATAAAGATACTAGAAACTATAAAAATAAGATAATTATTTGTGACGATATTAGTAATAGTGTGTTAAACAACTATTCTGAATTGAAAGATATAAATGATTTATTTATTGTAAATGATACCTTAAGCAAAGATATTAGCAATGTAGAATTATGTTATGAAGGAAATATTAAAGAAACTGAAAGCGATAATGAATCAATAAATTCTTGTTCATCTACATCTTCATATTCTGATGAAGAAAATGAAACAGTTAGTAATAGTGATTCTTCAGATAATTCTTCGTTGCAATCAGATGATGTTATTAATATAAATATAAATGAATTCCCTATTCAATTAATTGCACTTGAACGATGCAATAATACATTAGATAGTTTGATGAATGAAGAAAATATTTCAGATGAAGAACTTAGCTGTATTGTAGTGCAAATTTTAATGATGTTGATTACATATCAGAAAGTTTTTAAATTTACACACAATGATTTACATACAAATAATATAATGTATATTGAGACTGATAAAAAATATTTAATATATAAATATAATGATAAGAACTATAAGATTGAAACATATGGTAAAATTTTTAAGTTAATAGATTTCGGGCGTGCTGTTTATAGTTTCCGCAATAATCTAATATGCAGTGACAGTTATCATCCAAAGGGAGATGCTGCTACACAATATAATTTTGAACCTTATTATAACGATAAAAAAGACATAATAGAACCTAATTATAGTTTTGATTTATGTAGATTAGGTTGTTCATTATACGATTATTTTATAGATTCATTAGAAGATGTTAAAAATATTAAATCTGATATAGTTAAAATAATAATTCAATGGTGTTATGATGATAAGAACCGAAATATATTATATAAAAATACTGGAGAGGAGAGATATCCTGAATTTAAGTTATATAAAATGATAGCACGCACTGTTCATAATCATAAACCTTGTAGTGTTCTTCAAAATGAACATTTCAATAAATATATAGTATCAAATAAAAACATTAAAAAACAAAAGAATAAAATAATTGATATTGATAAATTAAAACCCGAATATTAATTTTTAAACAATATTAATAATATTATTTAAAAATTTGCTTCTCCTACAAAAGCAGATGGCTGAGTTTTACCAATACCATTGTTCATCTGTGAAAATATAAAAAAACCTGAAACAGAACTAATAAAAACTAGTAATGTATCACGAATTATAAGTTTCATAGGTTTTATTTCTTTAATAATTAATTTCATTTCTAAATATTTTAATAAAATATAAATAATAGATATAATTATAGAATTCATAAATACATTTTCCATTATTTATTTATGAATTCTATAATTATATTTCATTCAATATTTAAACGAATTATATTGGTTCAAGAATCTCAATGTCATCCAAAACAGGAGCTGATTCTAGTTTAAGAGGTTTATTTAAGTCGTTTACATCACTAATTTCTAGCGATATACTATCTCCTATTTGTAATCTATCTTCTTCATCGTCTTCTTCCTCTTCTTCCTCTTCTTCTTCTTGTCTTCTTTTCTGTAAATCTTCTAAATGTTTTATATCTTTTGGTGCAGATATAAGTGATTCTGACCCATTACTATCAACAGCTGTATCGGTATTAGAAAATTTAATATTTTCTGGCATAGTTAGTTCCTGTGTTACTGGAGCCTGTGTTACT